CGCTTCAGCTAATACAGGGTGAGTTGCACCACTTGCATTTGTAAACGGTTGTGATCTTGTTTGATATTTAAATCCTAATAAATCTAAACCTTTTGTGTATCCGTCTTCCCAATCTTTTCTAGACGCTTTGTACTGTGTATAATTTTCGTAAAGATCAGAACCTAGTCTACCTAAAACTTCTTCTGGTAATAAATCTGCTAAGTTATCAAAGTGTTCGTTTGTACCTGGCTGGTTTACCGCCTCTGGATCAAAACTAATTGTTGCACCACCATCTTCTTCTGGTGTTACTTCAATATCTTGAGCACTCTGTGCTTCTTCTACGTTAGCTTGAGATGCTTCTACAATCTCTTCTTCACTAGGTAATTCTATTTCTTGCTTTACGTTTGGTAAAGACTTGTCTATTTCTGACATTGTTTTTCTCCGAGTTCGAAACCACTATAGTCTTTTTTCCAGGCACATTCAACCCTTGAGAATGAGGGCCTCTTTCCGGTGGTATCGTAGTTGTTAATTTTTTAGTCATCTAATAATCCTAGTCCTTGTATAGCAGCAGAGGCTGCAAATCCACCTATACCTGCTCTAGATAAAATTCTTAGTGCTGGCCCACTTAAACCAAGTCTTGCAACTTTTCTAACAACTGATGGAAGTCCTCTTGTTAGTTTTGGAGTTTGTTCTGCAAACGCAGGATATAAATAATTTAATGGATTTGTTGCAATATCTTCAGGTGTATCTCCAGCAGCTATTTGACTTGCAATATCTCCAGCTGCAAAAGGCGCAAGTAGTGCAGGTGATGCTGCAACTCCTAATCCTCTACCTAAAACTCTTAAACCTGTTTTAACTGGACCAGTTGGTTTTTTTCTTTCAATACCTTGAGATCTAGATGCAAATTGTTTAGTTGTCCTACTTGCTCTAATTGTTGATGGTGCTGCAAGTGCAGTTGAGGCAGCTAATGTTGCACCTAAAGCAGGTAATTGATAATCTAATATTGCAGGTCTTTCCGTATCAATAGATACAGGTTGGGTTGCCATATCTACCAACATATTTTTCTGTTGATCTTCGTTTGATAGATAAGTTGTAGGATCGTCGTTTTTAAATAGTTTAACAAGTCCTACCGCTGTTCCTATACCAGCACCTACACCAAATGTTTTTGGACCAGGGCCTTTTAAAAAATTTAAGAAACCTGTAGCTGCTTGTTTGAACTTGCCTATCTTACTTGCATCTTGTGCTAATTTCTGTGGATTGTTTTGTATTGCGTCTTCTACTGCGTCTACACAAGAAATCGCCGACCCACCTTTATTAAATTTTCCAACAACTTTACATATCGGACCGTTTTGAACAGCGTCTTTTCTAGCGTCAGAAAAAAATTTTGTAATCTTAGGGTTTTGAGAAACTTCTCTTGCAGTCGGCACCTCTAACTGTAAATCTTTTACAGGATAAGATCCTTTTGTAGTCACATTCAATTTTACTTTTGCATCAGGAAAATTTTCTAAATATTTATTAGAGTGTGCTGTATTTTTTAATACCTGTAAAATTGTATCTTGATCTGTAATATCTGAAATTAACTTAGCTTTATCTGTTACTCTTATTTTATCTTTTCCAAATTGAATATCTAAATCATCTAAATAACCTACACCCTTAACTTTAGTTTTATTATTAAAGTCTTTTGCTAATTTTTCTATCTTATCTTTTATTTCTTTTTTAAATATAGGATTTGTTTCATTATTGTATCGACTAGATAGTCTTACAAACTCTTGATCAAAATTTATATTTTTTAATGCATTAAATGCAGAAGGAGCATATTGTGCTTTTAATCTAAAATTTCTTGGAAAGAAACTTTCTGTTTTTGTAAAAGCTTGAGGATTTGCATGCTCTAAGACCATGCTCTGAGATTTAAATAAATTTGGATATTCAGCTTTTAATTGTTTCAAAACAGTATCACTATTTCTAGTTATTCTAGACATGGCTGTTCTTATTTGATTCTGTCTATATTCAGGAAGACCTGGCTGTTTTAACTCTTCTTGTAAAGATTCATATACAGTTTTAAATTTAGTAAATTCAAATATCTTATTGTTAAAATCAAAACCTTTTTGAGCTAAAAGTTTCCCAAGAGTGCTAGCACCACCTATGTTGTTATCGCTTGCAAATTTTTGAAGCCTAGATAATTCTTTTTGAGTAAAGTCTGTTTTTGTTTTTTGACCTGTATAAAAATCAGTCAAATCCTGCATGGTAGTTGTAAAGTTAGGATTTTTATCAAGTAGTTTATAAGCTAAGAATTGTTTAAATATATTTGTATGACCACCATAACCACCTCCACCAGTGCTAAAACCTTCTAACAATTCATAGTTTTTTGTAAACTGAAACTTACCATCTTTTACAAACAAATTCTTTTTAAGCCACGCGTCTGATCCTCTTGCACTACTAGTTTCAGGTATTTTTTTATATTTACCTTGATTAAATTCTTTAAAAGCATCTTTAAAGAATTTATCTACACCACCTTTAAGTTGATACTTTTCATTTGTTGCGTTTGCATCAACCCATTTAACTAAATCATCTGTATATGTTTTTTTAAGATTATTATAATCTGTTTTTACTTTATTAGAAACCGCAGCTATCTCCCCCGGTGTTAAAACTTTTCCAACGAATTTTTTTAATTCATTGTGTTTTTTTACAGCTTGTTCATAACCCTCTGGACTTGCATCAAATGTAAAACTCTTTCCTCCAGTATATCCTGGTTTAGGTTTACCAATTCTAACTCTTATTCTAGGAGCTCTGTCTGAATCGCCTCTCCTGTCCTGCTCTAAATTAAAACTTAGTCCAGGAGCTGATTTAAAATTATCAATTTTATTTTTAAGATCTGAAGTTAAGTTTACTCTAGATAGTTTTCTACCTGCTTTTAATTGTAGTCTTTGAGAAGGATTTAAAAGTTTTCTACCTCTTGCAGATATTTTTTTATAAGCGGTTTCTCCAATGTCTCCTTTTGAAACTCCATAAGTATATTTTTCAAAATCCCAATTTTTTATTTCAGGGTAAAGTGCTTTTAATTTATTTTGTTGTGCGATAGTTAGAAAAGCCATTACACCTCCAGGATTTTAGCTAGGCCACCGCCTTTAAATCCGATACCTACTTCTATACCAAGTTGTTTTTGAAGATCTTTAATTGCATCTGGAAAATTATCTGGATTTTTTAAAACTTGATTTAATTGCTTAAAGTATTCTGTCTTTTCTTTTCCAACTAAAGTTTTGTCTGTACCAAGACCCGCAAATAATCTTGATATATCTCTACCTGTAAAACCATATTTACGTAAAGCTTGGAAACCTATTCTTCCAGCAGCACCACCAATAAAGAAAGGAACACGGCCACCATCTGCAAATTCAAAATCAGAAATATCAACAGAATCAGGATCAAAGAATCTATCAGTAACACCTCTACCTCTTGCATCTTTAACATTAACTAATCTTTCAGCAAATAGCTGTATGTCATCTGCATTATCTAATTTTGCAACTGCTGTTGCAACTTTTGGTCCAAAATATTTTTGCACCAATAGAAATGGATCACCCATTCCGCCGCCACCACCTTCAGTCATAAATTTAAAATCATCTGCTTCCATAACTGATGATAAAGTTGGATTACCCGGCTCATCAGTTAAATCTTTTACCCTGTTTAAAAACTCTCTAGCGTTTGCTCTGACTACTGGTTGAGCTGCAGGTGCTACACCTGCGTTTAAATAAATTTTATCTACAATATCGTCTACGATTAGATTAGTGCCTTTGACATTTTTGATTGCCTCTAAACCTTCACCTGAGAATGGCGCTGCAATATCGTCTGGTCCGCCACGTGAACCTGGTGGTGGTAGATCATCTATATTTTTAATATTAAGTCTAAGCATATCTTTTATATCTTTATCAGAGGCTTTAGGAAAATTACCTCTTAATTCTATTTCTGCATCAGACATTGAGTCTGCTAACTTTTTACCCTTTTTTTCTAATTTTAGACTTGCAGCTATTTCAGAGTTTGGATCTATGTCATCAAAACCACCTTTTCTTAATGACATCAAACCTTCTTTATCTAAATTTCTAGTTCCTGTGGCAAGGTCTGTAATATTTGCTGGCGCTGCAGGGGGCATGTAAAAATCTTTCATCTTCTGCATGTTTGATAACAACTTGTTGGCCTGGATATCATTTAATTTATTTGATAGTGCATAGCCAACAGAACTTGTTAATTCTTCTACTACTTTTGATTGTGGTAATACACCTAGTGCATCTGGATTGATATCCATATCGAACATTAGTTCTGGAGATTTACCTTTACCTAAAAAAGAAATATTGGATCGGGTACCAAGGACATCATTTAGGTTTCCTCCTAATTCTTGAAACGTTTTTATAATTAAATCTAGTGTCTGTTTCCTAGCCATAATATTCTAACCTACTCCTATCAGGCAGTGGTTCGTCTTTGTAAGAATCTTTGTTACGAACTAATCCACCTTGTTTAATACGCATAATCGCCTGGGTCATGGAGTCGACATAGTCATCATGATCTCCATGCGGAAATGCTGCGCATTCTTCCACAACTTCTTGAGCGAAATGTTGGTGCATAGGAGCCCATAT